AATCACCAGTACCTACGTCATCAATGTAACTATTACCACCATCATGGTAAATCTGTAGATCATCACCAGCACCGAACGTAGCCTTCTGTGAATCAGGAAGAGCAATACCAGCGTTGGCTGTGATCTCTGTTGCTGGGTTAGTACCAAGCTCTACAATAGCACCGCCATTGTCTTCAGTAAATAGACGCTTGTCAGCTACGTTGACCGCCAGTTCACCTTGTACAAGATCAGTTGCTGTAGGGGCAGCACCAGCGGTGGAGCTATTTTTAGTTACAATTTTTGTTGCCATGTTTAAATACCTTTAGTAAGTTCCACCGTTGAGTGTACCAGTAGTCATGTTGTCTGCGTTTAAAGTTGAAGTAGACTGCAAAGCTGAGTCAGCCGTTGCACCTTGCGCTGCCGTAGCATAGTCCGTAGCCGCTGTAGTAGCTGCTGTACCTAGCCCCAAGTTCCCTCTAGCCGTACCAGCGTTAGCCAGATCAGACAAGTTGTTAGCCTTTAGTGCTGCTGTGGATAACTCTGCTGCTGCCGCTGTAGCACTGTTAGCTGCTGATGTAGCACTACCAGCCGCTGCTGAAGCACTAGAGGCTGCATTAGTCTCTGCTGTCTCTGCATTGGTCTCAGCAGTAGCCGCAGCCGTTGCACTAGCAGAGGCATTACTTGCCTGTGTAGACGCTGTAGAGGCGCTTGTAGCTGCGTTGGAAGCACTGGTAGCTGCTGCTGTAGCTTGAGTTGACGCAGTAGATGCACTACCTGAAGCTGCTGTGGCACTGTTGCCTGCATTGGTCGCTGCTGTTGATGCTGTAGTAGCTGAACCAGCCGCTGCTGTCGCTGAGTTACCAGCGTTAGTCTCAGATGTAGATGCTGCACTAGCACTGTTACTAGCGTTAGTTGCAGATGTAGATGCACCACTCGCTGAACCAGCAGAAGCTGTGGCTGAACTAGCTGCGTTAGTGGCTGAGGTAGATGCACCAGAGGCTGACGTAGCAGCATTGCTTTCGGAGGTTGAGGCATTGCTGGCGCTAGTGGAAGCCTCTGATGCTTTGGTCGTTGCAGTAGAAGCACTGTTAGACGCACTGGTTGCGCTTGTAACGGCTTCTGAGGCTTTAGTAGTAGCAGTGGCAGCAGATGTGCTTGCGTTGCTCTCAGCAGTCTCTGCGTTCGTCTCAGCGGTTTCAGCATTAGTTTCTGCTGTAGATGCTGCTGTGGCGCTAGTGGCTGAAGCTGTAGCTGAGTTAGCTGATGCAGTAGCACTGTTGGCTGCTGCTGTTGCGTACTGTGCAACACCTGTCGCGCTGTTAGCTGCGTTGGTGGCTGATGTACTTGCTGCTGCTGCTTTGGTTGTTGCGGTTGTTGCGGAATCGCTGGCGCTTACGGCACTAGCGGCTGCATCGCTTGCTTTCGTAGTGGCTATAACAGCTTGAGCTGTGACTGCTAGTAGCGTAGCGTCCGTATTGGAATCGCCCGCACCTCCGTCACCTCTAAATATTGCCATGTATAGCTCCTAAGAAAACAAAAGAAAAGTAAAAAGGGGACTCCGCGAAGAATCCCCTAGTTTGTTACTTGCTTATCCTAAGACTGCTAGGGTAAAGCCTGCTTCTGGACGCATAACTTGAACGCCATACAAACAATCAGCAGTGTAAAGAGTACCAAGGAACTCCTGCTTGTACTGAGTCTGTGAACGAATAGCCTGCTGCTCTGCAAGGACGTTGGTGTCCTTGTGGATCAACTGTGCGCCACGAACACCAGTCTCAAGGACAGGTACGTTGCTAGAAACAAGTACGTCAACACCGTATAGGTTACCGATCTTGCCAGTTACTACGCCTTTGCCGTCTACGAAGTCAGTAGAGTTGTAACGATCTTCGCCCATGATTGCGTTGCGTAAAGAAGGTGGTACTACGAAAGTACGGCCGTCCATAGGAACGTCTGCATCATCCATCTTCTGAATCAAGCCACGGAAAACCGCGTCAGAGAAAGCACCAATGTCGGCAGTTCCGTCAGCGTCATACGCTTCCAAAGCACCAGTAGTAGTGTTGATCTGGAAAGAACCAGTGTTAACAAAGCTAGAACCATCGCCATTACCGAAAGACTTACCCAGAGCAAACAGATCATCATCAACCTGCTTGGCCAGACCATAGCCTGCATCACCAGTGTAGAACTGACGAAGAGAAGCAAGAGCCTGTACTTCGGTAATGTCTTCAATCAAGCGAGAGAACTCAAAGTGCTTGTTGATGTTAATCAGAACTTCTGACTCAACAGTGTTCTGGATGGTTACAGCAGTACCAGCAGCTTTAGCGTGAGCAACGCCACGAGCAGGCTTAGGTACGTGAATGACATCACCTTTCTTACCAGTCATGCTCATCTTCTTAACGGCGTTAGCCATGATGAGGTTAGACTTGTATGCAGCGATTACTTCGTCACTCCAGATTTCAGGGATGAACTTAGCGGCGCTAGTGTTAGTTACTGCTCCGGCCATATTGGGATATACTGATGTAGTCATGATAATACTTCCTTAAAAGAGTTTAATTACGGACTCTCCCTTCTTGATATGCTTGCATGATTTCATCACTCAAGGATAAATATCGGTCAGGATCGTCTTGCATAAGTTTAATAATGTCTGAACGTCTATAGACTTTACGTGAAGCTGCTTCTCCGCTACCTCTTGCATTACCTGCTGAGGCATTTTTAACTGCGGTCTTACGGGTATCTTTCTCATTAGCTACAGTCTGACTAACAACACCTTGACGTTCCTTCCAATTAGTGAAAAGCTCATCAGCGGCTTCTGCGTCATACTGTTGATCTGCTTGTACAAAGAGCTGTGTACGAATCTTTGATCCTTTAATCCATTCAGCAAACTTACTGTCAGTTAGAATCGCTTGCATGTCGGGATGACGTTGTTGCAATTGAGACTGTGCTGCGTTATGTTTGTACTGCTGAGATACTGCTTCAGCCTGTTTAATTGAAGGATGATTTTTAATAGCTCTCTCGACAGCCTTGTCGGGATCAGAGAAAAAGTCTATTTCTTCTTCAGGTTCTTGGGTTGCTTTTGTTGTTGTGTCGAGTTGTGTCTGTATGTAGTTGTCAACAACAGATCGAAGTTCTCCTACTTCACCGCTCTGCTTTCCTAGTAGCTTCTCAGCTTCTTGGTGCATCCTTACAATTTCAGCGGTTGACTTTCCTTTGTACTTGTCGGGGATGTCGTCTTCTTGAGGAGTTTCCTGTGTAGGTTCCTCAGTTATCTGACTTACTTCTTGTTCTTCTGTGTTTTCTTCTTCCAAACGCTCGTCTATTAGTGTTGCCATTATTAAACTCCGTGAGTAATCTCATTATGGAGGTGTATTATGCAGGGCTTCCTTGGTTAGGAGTTGGCCTTGCGTTCTTGTTGTAGCTTCTGTTCTCTGTTCTTTTCCCACTGTCTGGTCGCACCCATAAAGTCTCCAGATAGAGGGTCTAGCTTAGAACGAACAGCACTTACAATTCTTCTTGCTATCTTGTCACAGTCTAAACAAGGTATGTGGGTACACTCTGAATCTGTATAGCGTTCATTTGTGTGTCCATCTTCACAGCGGTACTCGTAGATAGCCCTCATTAGGCGGCTTCTTCTACTTCTTCGTCCTCTGCTGCTTCCTTGGCCTGTTCTTCGGCTGCTTCGATCTGTGATTCAAGATTAAGTAGGCTGGCAATAACAGCGAGTTGTCCTTTGCGGAAGCGCAGGTCATCGTTGTCTTTAGTTAGCTCTACTGAGTTAATCATTACCGCGTTGTTCTTCAAGTCTTCTTGTAGCTGTTTCCAGCCGTCAGAGGAAAACATCTGGTACATATTACGGTAATATAGTTCAAGTTCTTTGCTAATCATTACTGTTTCTCCTAATAGGACAGTTATTTAAGTGTAGGTTACCTAGTTATTATAACATAAAAGCATAAGAAAGTCAAGCGTTATTTCTTCTTTTTACTTGACTTCTGTGCTGGTTTGTTGTATATAGCGTCCCAATTGCTAGCAAACTTGGCTGAATCGGTCTTTCTAGTGGCACTTCCCTTGCCACCGTGTGTCTGTCCCTTCATCTCTTTACTGGCTTCTTGACTGGCTTTTTCTTCTTCTTAGGTGGTCTTCCGACCTTTGTTCCGTATGTACCTGTACCGTATGGCATGTCATTTCCTCGATTTAGCGCCAGAACACTTCCAGCGTTTGCGTGATAAGTTATTAGGTGTGTTAGGGTCGTTCTGTTTAGCTTTAGACAAGCCCTTCTTAATGCCTAGGCTTCTAGCGCAGTAGCTATCTCCTTTGGAAGTCCCCGCCTTTACACGAGGGCCTCCGTCCTTGGCTTTACCTGCTTGGCCATAGCTAACTTTCTTACCACTAGCTGTTACCTTAACCTTTGCTTTGCCCTTTCTTGGCGTTGCCATTGGCTTTCTCCTTTGTCAGGGCCTTAACCTCGTCTTGTAGTTTGTCAACCTTCTTGTTGACTTGTGCAAATGCTTCATTAATCTGACTCATTGCATCTTCAAACATTTTACCTGTTAATATCATTGTGGCAATTCTCCTTGTGGTAAGGTTGCTTGTGGGTTTGGTTTAGAATTTTCCTTAACAGCTACTTCACGTTCTTTAAGTAACTGATCGGAGATTGCTAGACGCTTCTCAAACTCTTTGTCATCTGCATCTCCTACTTGCAAGTTGCTAGTCACAGCCTTCATACGGTCAATCTCAAGCTCCTGTGGTACTGCCTGTGCTTCCGCTGTTAGCTTACTAGAGCGTGCAGAGGATTCCTGTGCTTGTCCGTTCAGTGCAGCAGCTTGTGCAGTCTGTAACGCTAACTGAGCTTGCTGTGCCTGCTGTGCTGCTTGTTGTGCTGCTTGTTCTGCTTCTGGGTTAGGTGTGTTAGCTTGCTCAAGTGTTTGGATAAGCTCTTCACGGTTAGACAGGTTCATGTTGTCAATGATCGACATAACCAGCTTAGGATACATAGGTGTATCTGGAGACATGGTCTGGAGTAGCTGTACAAGCTGTGTAACCTCATACTCACGAGCAATAATACCTAACGAGCTAGACGTATGGAACTTGTAGTCAGCTACTGGGTACATCTCTGGCTCAAACTGCATATAACGCCAAGCTGCCTTAGTAACAAAAGGAATCACAAAAGACTCTTGGAAGTTAATAAGCGTACGTTTATGACGCTTTATTATAGCACCTAGTGACATAGACACACCAGCAGCAGTAGCGTCTCCATTAACGGAACCAGCAATACCTGCTGAGTCAATAGCGCCTGTAGCTGTCTGTACCATTGTCTGCAAAGCCTGAGCTTGTGCAAAGGTAATCTGATTAACCTGACCAAAGTTAAACGGCTGTAGGATCTCAGCAGGATTACCGTTGGTGAGGATGGTTTTTCCTGGCTGTATAGAAGGTTTAGCGCCTCTAGGCATACGAGAAGCGTCCATTGCCATCATCGGGTGGATGGTTAGTGCAAGAGCGTCAATACGTGCGCGTAGTTCTGCGTCTAACGCCTTCTGGCTGTTGTAGCCTTTCTCACATACTCCTCGACCCCAGAAACGGCTAGGAACGACATCCCATGGGAATGCCACTACAGGACGATCCTGCATCATGTATGGGTTTTCAGTAGCTTTAAGTAGAACACCACCGTTAGCAATAACAACAACTGCTTCTACGTAGAATGAATCATCTTTCTTATCTGCATCTTCAAAGTCAACTACTTCTGCGTCTTCTGCTTCGTCATCCTTCATTGCTTTCTCAAGCAGGTGACGAGGGACTAGACCGTAGTACTTAGTAAGACGTACCTTGTCTTCGTCATAGCGAGTAAGGTCTTGATCTGGTTCAATGTCAAAGTCTGGAGAGGCGTAAGCAATGTCTACATCACGGTATACACCGCTTTCCTGTAGCATCTCTACTGAGTGAGAAGATACAAACTCATCTACAGCACAACCTAGAGCTGAATCAATATCAGTAGCTACTGGATCAATTAGGAAGTTCTGAGGCATTACAGGCTTTAGCTTGACACAGGTACGGTCACGGACATTGACACCAATAGCTTGTAGTTCTCCACCCATGACAGGCTGAGTAGCTGGAGCCATCTCTTTTTCTTCTTCTAAGACAATCTCAGCAATGCCTGTACCGAATACAGCAGCATTGATTAGACACTCAGCGACACCCTTGCGTACCTTGTTCTTCTTAAAGTCTTCCTCAAGGTGGTTACGCAGCATAACGATGTCTTCAGGACTTTGATCCATGTAGTCATCTTTAATATCAAACCACTTACCACGGCCAAAGGTAGCTTCCTCTAGCTCTGCTACAGATGACTCAACAGCCTGCTGTAGTGCGGGGGAGATAATCTTGGAACGCTCTGACTCACGTACACGATCCTGTGCAGACCATTGTCCACGCCATAGACGGTAGTATTCCTCAAACTTTTGAGAATAGTTAGCCTCGAAGTGATCTCTCCAGCCGTCACACTTTTGTATAACCCAATCTTCTAGGTGTTGTTCGGTAGCAAAACCTTCATTATCTTCTAGCATAGTTAGTAGCCCGCGTATTTATCTAAGTATTCGTAGTCCTCTTCTTCATAGTCAAAAGCATAGGAAACCTTGGCTAACTGGTCTATGTATGCTAATGAGTCTATCAAGTCGTCATGGACTAATGGATTAGGGAACTGGAACAACTCGTCAAGAAACTGACTATTCCACTTACCTTTGTTTAAACTGATGTTGCCATGTTCAAAGCGTCCTTGCAACGCCCATACAATTCTATCTACTTTCTTCTTGTTACCGTGGGTAAGCTCTTCTACTCTAAAGAAGCGTTGGTTCTGCTTCATCTGATCATTTAGATATGGATGCACTGCATTCTTTAAGGCTCCTTTCTCGATACCGACCGCAAGTGGCTTATACTTGTCTACCGCTCCGAAAATCTTTCGTGCGGTCTCTTCAACGCCCCATCGCCCATGTATGATGTCAGCAACCCACCAGCCCTCCACGCCCGCTTTAACAACAGATATAGCTGTTTGGTCAAGGCGCTTAGTCTTGGTAGTGACTTTCTGTACGTCTGCAAAGCCTGCCAAATCGACAGCAATGTAGTAATCACCATCTTTTGGCTCTTCTTCGCTAAATTTAACATCTTCTTCTTTAAACAGTTCACTACCGTGAGCCTCAAAGGATGCCATGAACTCCTGACGGAAGCTAAAGGCTGACATAGACTTCTCAGCAGCTTTAATCTCTTCAGGGTCTAGCAGTGGGTTGTCGAAGCTAGTGAAGTGATAACCAACAAACGTATCATCTTTTGACACACTAGCGTACTGGTATAAGTCGTAGAAGTGGTTACGACCCATTGGCGTACCAATGAACATCGCATCACCCTTCTGATCCGCAAGAGCAGGACGTAGTATTTGCTCCCACACTTCTGGCTTCATGTCGGCGTATTCATCCATAACCAAGAACTTGAGGCTAACACCTCGCATAGTCTCTGGTCTATCTGCACCCTTTAGGGTTAGCAAAGCACCGTTGATGAACTTGATCTGTAAGTTATTGACATGACTAGAGGCTATGACACTATGCCCTAGTTCCAGCAGCATCTGCCACATAATGTCCCTAGCCTGACCCTGTGTAGGGGCAACGTAGAACACCTGACCTTTCTTAGCTGACAAACAGTTAAGGATTAACGCCCATCCAGCTAGACGGGACTTGCCTGTACGTCTGCCAGCGGCAATAACCTTAAAGCGAGTCTTGTCGTTGTATACTGTTTGCTGCCAAGGGAGTAACTCAACCTTTAAATCAGCCAAGCTAGTAGCACCACATTACAGGAGACTCGTTACCGTCAAGATTGCGGATGTCAACATGCACAAAACCGTTAGCAACTCCAATTCCCGTAAAGCCCATCTTAATGGCCTCTTCAACAATTGTGTACCTCTGTGTCCCGTTACTAACTTTAATGTCCGCTGCAATTCCTTGGGCATGAGTTCCTGCTTTCTCCTTCTTTCTTTCGATTGGGTGGTCTTCTGATCTATAACCACTCGTGATGATGAAGGGGAATGCACACCTAGCTCTTAACAAATCTAACTTCAGTAGTAGATGATCGCTGATCTCGTTCTCGCCTGTGTACTGACAAGCAAACTCTTCTCTAGTGAAGTAATCTAAATCGTTGTTGATGTTATACATCGGTATAATCCCCTTCAATGGGTTCTTCTTCTTGGTCGCCGCCAGAGATAACAGTAGTCTCCCCACCAACTCCCGTAATAGAGATATTGATAGCACTCTTGCCTCCGTTGACCTTATCCTTCTCAAAATAGCTGACAGGTAGTAACCTATCCATACAGAGCTTCCATGCCGCTGCTTGATTCTTATGGTCATCGTCCAAAGCTGCTGACAATATCGAGTCTAGTACCTTCCTACTCTTAGGAGAGGCCAGCATCCTAGCCTTGTACTCGTTAATTGTCGCTGCGTCACCCTTGGGTCGGCCTACTGCCTTACGCTTACCGTTGGTTTTTGACACTATATCTGTCTTCTTTGGTCGCCCAACCCGCTTTGCGGGCTGACTAACCTTTGATTCTTTACTACTCAAAGTCTACTCCTAGTTATCTTAAGGATACTTAAGTATACTTTAGAATATTCTTTAATTATTATTTAAAGATCAATCCTAAACTTGCTTAAGGTACTTAAGGCGCGAGGTTGCTTTTATCTCTTTAGTTATACTATAAATTATACCATATTTTTAACCAAAAGTCAAGTCTTTTCTTTACTAATGTCAACATATTTATACATAAGGGCCGTCCCTTTAATAACTAAAGGCTATCACAGGTGGTGTCAAGGTTTATTTAAGCTAATCAAGGGCTTATGTCTACACATGTATATACAGGTCAGACCTAATTATACACCATTAATCCCAAATTGCTACTTTTTTGTATACTGGAGGGTACCCCTGATACAGCCGGAAGCCCAGCGGCCCCCCCGTCCCCTAAGTTATCCACAGGTTTTACACAAGTTATCCACAGGCAGGGCTAGGTTCCATGTGGAACATAAGTTATCCACAGGTTTTACACAAGTTATCCACAGGCAGGGCTAGGTTCCATGTGGAACATAAGTTATCCACAGGTTGTACACAGGGCAAGTGTGGGGACGCAATAGGATACCTATGGCACAGATATTGCATGGCTCAAGTAGACACAAGTTGGCACAGGAATTGCACAGGTAAATAGTTGGCATGATTATTGCTACGCGTGCGCGCATAGTATAAAAGGTAGGCTTATCAGTTAGCGACATGCTTATCTGTTTGCGACACAGGGTAAATTAATTGCAAATAGTTGTTGACAGGGTTGCACAGGCTGATACAATGGCACCATCAAGACAACAAACACACAGAGGCATACAAGATGATAGAGCAAAAAGTTTATATACTGATAGTCAACGGTCAATAGTTGTTGTTATTGCTGGCCGTTGTGATACCATAGCGGCCAGTTATAAAGTAACTATTAATACAGGATTATATTAT